GACGATGACGATGACGATGACGATATTGATGATATACTCGCGACTAAAATGACTAATATGGCTATCGAGGAACAACCTGAGGAACAACCTGAGGAACAACCTGAGGAACAACCTGAGGAACAACCTGAGGAACAGTCCGATGATGATGACATAGATGCATTACTCGACTCGATTGGGTATAAAATGAATGATATGACAATCGAAGAAAAAGAAGCCCCCCCGGAAAATGAGCAACCAACGCGTGAATGCCCACCGGATAAAATTTTAAATCCAGCGACTGGCAGATGTGTTTCTAGAACGGGTGTTATAGGAAAGAAACTCGCGAGAGATGGTGATGATATAAACGCGGTTGCGTCTTCTACCACTCGTCGAACAACGCGTGAATGCCCACCGGATAAAATTTTAAATCCAGCGACTGGCAGATGTGTTTCTAGAACGGGTGCTATAGGAAAGAAACTATTGGCGACGTAATAAATTATACATACGAATTAATATTATTATACCCTTGTATCGTTGTTTGTATATCCGAAGGTAAATCGCAACTGATATCGGGATCATCAGGATCCACTATGCTTATTACAATTTCATTATTTACTATCCGATCCATCAATTCATCGGGTATATTTGCAAGAGGGTTGCCGAATAATAAAATATTCGATAGATTTAACAACCCAAACGTATTAGACGGAATATATGATATTTCGTTATAACTTATGTCAAGCGTATTTAAACTTATCAACTTGGAAATACTAGAAGGTATATATTCGAGACATGTATCTTTCAAAGACAAATACTTCAGTTTGCTTAACGTAAATAACTCCGGTATTAAACACTGGAAATTATTAAGTGACAAATCTAAGTGTCTGAGATTCGACAGGTTACCTATCCATGGGGGTATATATTCTATGTTTGTATCTTTCAACTGGAGAACTACCAATCTGTGTCCCAGAGGTGATAAATCAGGGATTGTTGTTATAGGACCGCTTAAGTATAAATTACGGAGGTTTTTTAGATTAGCAATATCTCTAGGCGCGTTATCACGTAGATTTTCAAGTGTTAGTGTTGTTAATTTTGTTAGATAGCATATTTCGTTAGGTACATCAAATAAGAAATCATTGTCACAGACCCAGAATTCTCTTAAGTTGGTTAATTTCCCAATAGATTTTGGAATGGAAACGATTGATGATTCAGATATACCGAATTCTTCTAACTGTGTTAATTGTCCTATTTCGTTCGGTAATGCGAAAGGTATTAAGTCATCTTCGTCTACATAAGATCTGATATCTCTGTCTAATAAATGAGTAGGAATGTTATGGTTAAGTTTACCTCCGTTTGCACCATTAATATCCAGTGTTTTTAAAGACGACATATTCTGCCATGTACGTCCGCATAATATTTCGATATCTCTATGTCCCGGTTGCTTTTCAAATCTAATATTTAAATTAGGGAACCTGTTGCGAAGGGGTTTAGACAAATTTCCATTTTCATCGTAAATATAGTAATTATTTATATATATAGGTTGTTTCAAGCATACTTCATCTTCTTCCCTGTTCCCAAACAAAAATCTTCTAAAACCACAATGGTACGCGTTTACACTAAAAGGAATGAAAATCCCAGTCCATTCCGCGATTTCTTGTTGTAGTTCGTCCGGTAAGCTAATTAAGCTTTTTATATTAGATGGTTTAAGGTTAATAAAAGACGACATGGGAATTGTACTATTTTAAATTGAAATTTTACTCCAAATTTCAATTTTATCAATTACACGATATTTAATACAAATATTAGTGAAATAAATAATCATATCTATTCTTCTATACTTTCTTCTAATATAACATCTAGTTTGTTTTCTGCGCTTTCAATTTTTTGTTTAGCAGCATCTTCCATCTCTTTCATTTTTTGTATAGCGTTGTTTTCTGCGCTTTCAATTTTTTGTTTAGCAGCATCTTCCATCTCTTTCATTTTTTGTTTAGCGTTGTTTTCTGCGCTTTCAATTTTTTGTTTAGCAGCATCTTCCATCTCTTTCATTTTTTGTTTAGCGTTGTTTTCTACGCTTTCAATTGTTTGTTTAGCAGCATCTTCCACCTCTTTCATTTTTTGATTAAATGAGATAGTTGTATTTCCAAATTTATTTTTAACACCCATTGCATTCTTCATGTTAGAAAAAACAGAATCTTCGTTTATACCTATTTCTAAATCTAAAGAAGATATTTCGCTATCATCATCGCGCTTATTTGACAATGGAGTAGTTGCTAAACTATCAGTCATTTTACATCTCAATAATTGAGCATTACCAAACAATTTGGTATATTCGCTGTATTTTTCTTCTAAATAATCTTTACCAGATGACATTCTACGTCCTCTATCCAATGTAATTGTTTTATATATATCGATAGCAAGCAAATAGAAATTTCTAGACGCTATTAATTCAGATTCCATGGATGTTTGTAACCCTAAAAATAATTCTATACTACCTATAATACCGCAAATAAGCGCTAACAAACAATTAGACGCGCTGATTAATCCTTGATCCATGTAAGGTTGCAAACCTACTGCTATCACACTGTTAAAACCGGAGATAATAATTACTGGTATTCTGTAATATTTAAGCTGACCCTTGTAATACAAATAATTTTTCTTGTGGTGTTTACTCATTATAGCAGCGTTAGATCTTATTGATTCTAATACATCCTCTATATCATCACTCCAGTCAAGCGATGTCATATGTTTATATTAATCTTATAAAAAACATTTAAACTTTTATTTTTAAACATATTTTTACCCCATCTCATAAACTCTAATTTAATAACTCGATTACCGTCTAATTTTAAATTATTAATAGTTTTGACATAATTAATTATCGAATGTTTTTCTTTATCTAACCTATAATTAGATTGTATATATTTAACTATTTGTTTTACTGTTGTATTAGATTCTAATAATTCTTTTGATCTACTTATTGTATATATTCCTTCTTTTGCAATCACGAAATGAGCAATCGCATCTTCGTTTCGTATAAATGCGATATAATCACTCGGAGAAGGCCAACCCTTGGTAACATTATGAGAAATATACGCTTCGTGTGGATGGGTATGAAAACTAAAATACGATGATGGGATGTTTATCCGTTCTTCGTCTCCATGTATAATTTTATTAGGGTCATGGATCAAAACGTACTTTGAACCAGAACCTATATATTGTATTTGCAACGCACCTCCTACTTCTTTTTGACTCGTTTTATTATTTTTATTCATAGTTCTACCTCTAAACGTTATGTATTGTAGGTAGTCTAGTGTTTCGGGGGATATAACTATTTTCATTTGTTTTACTAAATTTGTATTTTTTTCATGATACTTTAGTTCTAAGACTTTATCATATATATGATTAGTGTTAAATTTTAGTATCATATCATTTTTACGTTCAAATCGTATAGTATTGCCATCTATTACTCTAGGATTAGAAAAGCCAACCATTGTTATTTTTCGAATGAGTTTTTCATCAGTCGAGGGCGATGATATTACAATTATAGAACGATTTGGTAGATTTTGAATCAGGGTATATATTATCTCTTTTAATTTGTTATCATCGAAATCTAAAATGAAAATTTTTTTTAACCCACGTTTCGCAATCAACCATGTTATTATCGTCGCAGAGTTTATAAATTCAGGAGAATTTAAATAATTATATCTATCCGGCACCGGAATATTATGTATATCATCGTATGATTTTTTACTTTTAAATTCTATAACAACTGCTAGTTTATATCCTTTTTTTATGCTTATAGAATTATTCATAGTAAACTTACCCAATGGCGATTTTTTATCAAGTTTAGTTATATCAAGTAAAATACAGTGCATTTATTTAACACTAACAATTTTTTTGTTAATTAATTATTTGTTTCCACCGAACGTAATAAATGTAATCTACTGGGATCCGTATTATTTTGTATATAAGCAAGTAACTCCTTGGGGCTTGTATTCCGTTGTATGTCTTCCGATGTATGGGTCGTCATCATTGATACGATGCAAAGCACTTCGTCTTTTGATAATTCTGAAATTGTATTTACCGGGGACCCTGTATTCGAAATTTTCCTTAGCATATTTCCTAAACCGATAATAACGGTTTTTATACATGATGGGTCACAATTATTTTTATTTTGTATCAAATCACTGTTATAGTTAGGTGCGTATAGATATTTTACAATGTTCATTTTTATCGATATTATATCTATTGGGTCTTCCGATTTAGAGTGTACATATATTGAGTTAGATATTTGATTGAAAATATGATATACGAGCATATGTGTTATATCATCGCGTTTGATAGATGTATTTTTTTTAGAAATATGATTCACCGCGGGGGTTAACAATGTATTTAACGATTTTACTATATTATCGTTGCTTGATATTTTTTCGTATTGAACTCTATTGTTGACGTATAATTTTAATTTATTTATAAATAGTGAATTGGCGTAATTTATCATATCGCTTTCATCAACAGTTTCCCCCTGTGTATTAATAACGGCATCTATAAACCCAGGTGTTTGAATACGACTGGGTAATGTTTCAATTAATGATTCGCATACTAATCGAGATACGTAATTGGAAAACCCATTAAGTTTATCTTTAACATAACTAGATACACTCGTATATTTTATATCATCTATAATTATAGGGGTTTTTTCAATATGGTCCACGACATTTACAGGAACCTCTCTTCGTATTCCATTATCGGCTTCTAAAGATATATCAGCTGGCAATACCCCAATGTTGTCTAAATATAGTAATTTGTTTTCCAGTTCGTAAATTTCATCTTTGGATAATTCTGAATAAGCAAGTTTCATTCCTTGTTTTTGTAAGCTAGAAATCAACAACTTTATCAATAAAACACTCTTCTTTTTTAGTTTTATTGTTTGTAATTCGTTAAGTGTACTACCCCGTACTCTGTGTAAGGTATCTATATATTCACTATCCAAATTATCGTGTTTCAATAAATATCCGTTTGTGTTACGAAGATCTTTTATAATATGTTTGTGTTTCGCAACGAGGATGTCAATTGCTTTATGAATAATTACCTTGTGTTTATTCGTTGATATTTCGTTGAAAATATTACCCACGTCGTGAATATTAATATTACCGTATTTGGTTTTTGAAACCATTTGATCTTTTACCATCGATTGTACAACTAGATATAAAATCATGTGTCTTGTGCTAATAACAGCATTCTTAAATTGAATAGGTTGGTCAACGCTCGTAAGACTCTTCATATGTCTCTTTATTATATAATATTAATGTAATTTAAATAAGTTATTACATTAATAATTAAATAGTTATGATTAATAACATCAACAGAGGGACATTTTTTATACTTATTATAATGCTCACTTTTTTATTCGGTTTATTAAGCACGCGTATGAGTTATAAATTTACAAATAGGTTACTTTCAAATACAAGTTTAAGCACATGCGACGCCGATGGAAATCACACAAACGTCGGTTTATTTATACATATGATTATCTTTTTTATCGTATCGATCGGATTTTTCTATATTTAGTACTTTACTAGGTCGTTGTTGTCTAAAATAATAACATCTCCTGCTTCAACATCGTCTTGTAACGTTTTGATCCTATATCCCGACCATTTAATACCTGGTTCAGGAGTACCCCATGTATTTTCGAAATATTCTTTTACGTCGTTCTTAATAGGAGTGGACACATGAGGAAATGATTCTTTAAACCATTCTCTGAACTGAGCATATAATTCAACCATAGATAAATTCGTTGTATCGTCTTCGATAATACACTCTTGGATAAATTGTCTGTAAATATCGTTCTGTTTCCTGTATATTTCGGTAGCCTCTCTGACTTTTTGAGGTTCAATTCGAGTAGTAATTTTCGATCTCCATTGCAATAAATACCACGCAAACGCCTGTACCATGCTAGGGATCTTATTCTTGAAATTACGGTCCATAGGAAATCGTTTCTCTTTCATTTGTTCTTCGAATGTTTCCGGACAATCATCATTCGGTCCGACGAACGTTGATTCAAAGGGGATTACACGTATCCTGTTCCACGTAGCTTTGTCCGAATATTTTAACTTGGGTAGTTTATTGCATATAAATGTAAGCGTAAACATTGGAAACACCTCACTCGTAGATTTACCTTTTTCGAACAAATCACGAGCCCAGTAACTGTCCCCTCCGGACAACTTTTTAAGCTCGCCTATGTTTAACTGTTCATCTGCATCTGGTTCTTCCATTGTAACATGCCTTACAGGCGGTGCAGCTCTGGATAATTCAGGGTTCGCGCTTCCAGTGGCTGTCTTTTTACCTGTGAAATATTGAGTGTTGAACTTGATTGCCAATTCTCCTAGCATTAACTCGAAAAAATTCTGGGTTATAGATTTAGCGTTATCACCTTCACCTGTCCACATATAAACCTTTTTCTGGGTATTACCCCCCACGAATATATCTGAATACGTATCCATAAAATATGTTCGAATCGATTTATCTGGAAATACCTTACATAGAAATTCTTTTACATCTTGAACTTCGTTGTCAACTTCTGTAAATTCCTTATATTCAATTGGAATTGTTTTATTTATATAATCATCGTGAGTACCTTCTCTGAAATGATTTGCTGCTAAATCGTACACCCCGTTTTTGAATCCTATTAACATCGGATTTTGATCCAACTTCTTTTTAAAATTTCGATCGTAGAATACTTCCATACATTCTCTCATTACATTATTCTTGAACGGAGCTGATTTTAAATTACTTATAATTCTATCGACCTGTTTACGTCTTTCGTTTATCATTTTTTCTTCGGCTTTATCTACCGTAGATCCAAATTCATTTATAAGTTTCATAGCATAATCAATGTAATCTTTAACAAGTCTTTCGGAAATATGTTCGCGTAAAAATATACCTTCTTCGATTTCCTCCCATCTATGTTCAGATGGTCTGTATTGAAACCATGTTTTAGCATTTATAGATGCGCACACAAATTCATCTTGAAAGTAAGTATGTAAAACCTTTGCTATATCATTATGAGAACCGTCCAATGACTTTTTCAGAATCGGTTTCGCTGAATTTTTTATAAACTCGGTGTATTGTTCTGGCGAGTCCTGTTTCGCAAAATGTCTCAGCGTCCCAATTGTTTTATCTCGTTTTACCATACGACTCCATTCATATATACACTTGCTTTCATCGTACTTTTCCGATCTAGATGAGAATTCTAACCATTGCTCCAAAGCTTCTTCGCATCCGTTTCCTATATTAAAAAGAACCCATCCTATACACATCCATTGATTGTAATCTTCACAGCGTCGTTGTTTGAGCATTGGTAATAATTGACTTGAAATTTTCAACATTTCAGCTACATCTGCTGATGAATTAGCATTGACAACTCTAATTTTGTTACATGTTTGCTTTTTACCACCAAAAACTTCAATTCCAGCCCGTAAATTCGTAATTGATCTGCTATAAGGTATGATACTTAATATACGAGGTAGATAATAAATTATATCTTTTTCTTTAGTGTATTTAATCGCTTGTTCCTGTTCGTTGAATATCCTATACCCTTTTAACATGTGAACTATATCACCCTCCTCGCAATTGTGATCAAATATTTTACTAAACTTATAAACACCTGAATCTTCGGATTTTCTCGACCCGTATAATAACCACGGGACAGTAGTGCAAGAATCATCGATAGCATCAGATGAATCTTGCAACCCTAAATCTTTGAATATTTCTAACTGTTTAACTTGATGTTTAACTCTAGGTATTAAATGAATACTTTGATCTACCTTAGACAAGAACAACCACGGGAAATGTAAATGAAACCCATTTTTTGCGTATCGTTTATCACCGGCTGTGATATAATAAATAGGTTTCTCTAATAAAATACAAGATAACATATTATTTGTCAACTGATTAGGTGTAATAATTTCAGATAAAACCCGTTGGTATATAGAAATAATAGCAGCGATGTGTTTCGTTGAATATAATTGTTCCTGTACCCCAACTACTTTTGTATCTTCTAATTTAAGGTCTATATCAACTCGAACTGGTGTATATAACTGCGGTTTCTCAGCAATACCAATTATACCATCCGGGTTTGATTGAATATATGAACAGTATAAGTCCCAAAATTCCTCATTACTTTTACGATTGAATTGAAATTTACCTCGTGGTTGCACCATGCTTACATGAGTGTGCCAGTTAGTATCTGAACTATCTATAGTATTTTGCTTTAATATGGCGTGTAATGACATCATTTATTTACACAGGATTAACATTTTACACTATCGATTTTATCGCGATAAAAATCCAAAACATTTTTTTTAATATATGGTATTATATAACGCAATACCGCGTGATCGTTTCTCGATCTGATATATTAAAATAAAATTATATTACTCACGAGTTTAGGTAAATCTCGTTTGTACATGCTATTAAAAATATTTACAGTGTCATTTATCGTATCATAATCATAGCGTGTATTTTCGAAATTGGTATCATTTAAACGCGTGATACCTGAAATTAAACCAATCATAAATATTAACAACATACAGAATAATACAAAAATTACCATTTTATTTACATGCTTATTTTATTTTTTTAGGTGCATTCGCATCGTCTGGTGAATCGAACAACATACCATTAGCATACCCCCGTTGCCCTGATTCCGGGCAATAAAACCCGGTAAAATCTGAATTGAAATACAATTTACACGGCGTTATCCCGCCTATATCATCGACTGTAACCACGTGACCGTCAATAGAATAATGCGACGATTTATTAAAAGCATTGCACATATAATGAGTGAAGTATAAAACACCATTCGGTATATCCCCATCATGACACCACATATAACTATCATATAATTTTTTTAATCTACGTTTTTTCGAAGGCGGAGGCGGAGGTGAATTTATATTCGTCATTTTTCGTTTATTGGGACTGGACATCTTATAATTCCAATACTTAATTTTTTTAATATTTCGTTTTTATAATAAAGTTATGTCCTTCGAAATATTAGAAATAAAAGGTAAGAGGACTGATGCGAACGGTACAATCGTGCCATATACAGATTATGAATTTTCTACCAATAATGGTATTGAAAGATTGGTAAGTATACGCGAAATAATTAAAGTTAAATTCAAAGTTGGAGATTGTATAATAAAACAAGCCTTCTATAGGACATCTTGGGATGCTTTACGAGACACTGAACAAAATCTGCGAGACTGGACGGCTTACGATGTGTGGATTCCGTTTGACGGTATATTACACGAGACTGGTGCTGGTCTTTTTTCTGTACTTCCTTTATACGGTAGTTTAGGAGGATGGAATTTGCAATCACAAAATGGATGTTGTGTAAACAATCGAATATCAAACATGTCAGATTTACCCCAACATATTCAGGATAAATTTAACGCGGCCGAGGCAGCTCAGGAGGTTTTATTTAACCAACAGCTGCAAGGGAACAGATATTATTTCCGGAATCAGTTAGAATTATCGATTCGAAATAACACCGAAAAATTTGTAAAAATAGCTGATCACATAGGTAAAAGCGAATACACTTCTGTGCTTGCTAATACATCGCTTTTAAATATAGATAATTCCGAACATATTCAAAAAATCGCTATCCCGTGTAATTTATACGTAACATATATATTAACACCCGATATTAGTTTAGAACCATACCAAGGAATTTTAAATGCGATAGACAGGATTAATGTAAATATAATTCAATCCAAGAATTATCAAGCTAATATAAATTGGAGATTGAACTTACCAAATCACACCACCCAATTAACTCTATTAGAACAAGGAGGAGAGCGCGGTGATAATACACGTACGATAAACGAATTTATCGGTGATTATATATCGTTTAATTATTTATCATCACCAGTTTATACATATCTAAGAGGTAGATACGGACCGTTTAATTTACAAGACTTGTATATACAAGATGAAAGATATAACTATTTCGGTGCTACCGCATGTATGGTTCACCCTAGAAGTACTATTGGGCAATCTCTCACTCGATTGTCTCGTTCTTTATATAATGAATTATCGTCTTTTTTCCGTCGAAATAAAATTAGCCAAAAAAATATTGACACATCTAAACGAAAGATTAGCGACGATAAAGATTTTATGTAATTTATCGACACTTCCAATGATAAGTATCATATCCCGTGCCTAACGTGCTATGGTCGCTTACTTTTATCCTTTTTAATGTTGTACCAGGACTGCATGTTATACCATTTCTGTTTAATTGTTTTTCTATATCGCAAGAGGGATTTTTATTAAAATCTATACCAATCGCACTAATTTTAGTAAAAGTTTTGATAACGGCGTCTGATTTAATTGTCATTACATTGCAATGTTTACCTGATAAATTTATATCGATTGGATTACCCGCGCAATCGGTACCTAACGTGGCGGGATCGCCGTTTTGATTATAAACTATCTCAGCCGAGTCACAATCACATTCTGCTGT